AAAGAACATCGCTAAGGGTAAGATGTCTGCTGCTTACTGGGCAGACAAGGCTAAGTGGTGAGTAATTGGTGGAAGGTATGGTGCTGTGCTTTGGGGCAAAAGGCTTTTGAAGACAGCAAAAAAGCAGACAAGGTTGCTGGGATTAGGACTTTTTGGGTTTTATTAAACGCCGTAACGTGCATAGCTATTATAGCTAACTGCATACATCAGTGGTAACAGGCAAAGAAAAGCCCCCATTGCGGGGGCCGTTCCCTGTTTCACTTCTCTTCTTGCCTATCCTTCTCCTTAGCCTGTTCGTAAAGCTCAGTGAATGGTGTCTCGTTCTTTACTTTAGGTTTAAAGATAGCATCCCAGTTGTTGCGTATCTTAACCCTATCTTCTTTCCTACGCTTATCTCCTTTACCCATTATAGTTCACAAGTCCCACCAGTGCAAGCCAAGGTCTGACTAGCTACGGTTGTATCTTCCAGTTCAAACTCCGTTAGGTCTGACCACTGCACTGCCTTGGGCATCTCTACCGTCTTATTAAGGAATGCAGCACGGTCTATCTCTTGATAAGGTGCTTGACGGTACGAGTGATCTGAGTGCGGTAGGAAGGACACACCAGACACCTCATCAAAGTTAGCGTACACCCAAGCCCCTACTGCTATCCACTCATGGTCACGTACTGTAATAGTAACTGAGGGCTTATGCTCACACCAGTGACGTTGGAACAATAACCACATCTCAAGCTGTTCAATAGCAGTCATATCATTACGTGTAATACAGCCCTTGGGTGCTTGTACAGGGAAGCTGAACACTGTAGTGGTGTCAGGCTTAGTTACATCAGGTTCATTAGGTATACCCTTAGCAATCATGAACTGAGTAAGTGGGTCTTTGTTATCACCCCGCACTGTACGGACGTAGTACTCACTGTGTCGAGCATGTATACCTGACGCTGAGTCAACTAACTGAGAAACAGTACCACTTGGTTTAACGCAGGTGATGGCTGTACTCTGCTCAATGCCCAGCTTATCAGCCAGCTTCTTGTTAGTCTTAACTGCAATAGACTTCAGGTGGCTGAGTAAGTTAGCACTCTTTTCATTGTCCCGTAAACCTGACAACAGCTTAGAGTCCATGATACCTGTAATGGACACACCCAACAAACGCTCCTCTTCTGTATTACGTTGCCATATCTTACGCAGGTAAGGGAAGTTAGTGTAGGTACTTTGGATAGTACCCAGCACCGCTGCTATCTCCACCTTAGCTGCTAGGGTCTTCTCTGTATCATCAACTCGTGCCACTACTTCAGTTAGGTTACAGAACTGGTAAGGGCGCAGGATAATCTCTGAGCAAGGGTTAGTACCAAAGTCCTGCTTTGCATCCCTACGTCCATTCTCTGCTGCTTTCTTCTGTGAAGCTACCCGTGAGAAGATACCACGTTCACCTGACTTAGACTCAACCAAAGATGTCCACTCACGTAGGAATGTTTCAACGTCTGGTTTCTCTGTGTAACAAGTGCTGTTGTTGGCTAGCCCACGCTGTGGCTCAGTAGCCCACCACTGTCCAGACTTAGCATGACGCATACGGTCATCAGACAGGTTGCTCAGGCTGATCATCGCACTACGGCGTACACCGCCAACCACTACCACTTCACCAATCTTGCACATCAAGTCATGGCACTGGATGCTACTCAGCTTACTACCCTTAGCTGCCTTGAATGTATCACAGGTAAACACAAACAATTCTTCTAGGGGAGCAGGGCCAGAAGCTCTACCGCCAAAGGTCTTGAGTTTAGCACCAGCTGGGCGTACCCGTGACACGTCCCACTTAGGAATCTCACCAGCGTACAGTAAGGAGATAAGCTGACGTAAAGATTTAGCCCAACCTTCTTTACTATCCTTAACTACAATGGTGGTGTCACTCTCAAACATCTGGTCAGGGATGTCAGGTAGCTTACCAACGTACTGACGCTCTACTGAGAACCCCACCCCTGTACCACACAGCAGGATGAACATAGCCTCATCAAAAGACTTAGGGTCATCACAAGGCAAGTAAGAACAGTTGTAGGCACAAGTGTTGTCACGGTCCATAGCAACACCAGCTGTCATCAAGGCTCGCATACTAGGCACTACGTCCAGGTTTAGGATAGCCTCCCGTATAGACTTCTGCATAGCACTTGGTACTTTATCTTTAACTACGCTAACCATGTAACGATCAACAGTCTCAGGCCAACTCTCTCTACGTGACTCCTCTGGCATCCAACGTGCGTAGCGGGATAAGGCAATGTACTCTTGATATTCCGTCATGTTACTCATTATTGTCTTCCTCTTTAACAAATACACCGTACATCATTGTGCCTTTACGGTCTTTGATTTCTTCGTAGGAGTGCTTTAAACATTCCTCTAAGCTCAACCCATTTCTTTCTGCAATGTTAATAAGTATAACAAGTATATCGCCAACATCATCTATTACCGGCTTGCCTTTGCAGATGCTATCACTAAGCTCACCCACCTCTTGCATTAACTTTAAGCACTGATCTTTATCTGTGCTACCATGTACTAAGTTACGGGCCTTGTGCCACTGCTTTACTAGAAACTCAACGTACATTATGTTTCCTCTCTTAATCGTTTGCAAGTATTTCTAGCTTGCATGAACTTATCAAAGTAGTTATCAGAGTCAGCACAGAACATATTGTTAACGTACATCCAGTAACTAGCTAGCATATCGTCTACTGCATCCCTTCTTGCTACCTTAGCCTTTGCTTGTACTCGACAGGGTAACAAGTACACGTTGTCTGTAAGGTGGTTAATCTTCATTACTTAACCTCTCGATCTCCGCAGCCGCGTAGAACGCAATCTTCTTAGCCTCGCGTAGTTTGTCACTGTGACTGCATTCACCGTACCTGTAACACGTTCTGAAGACTTCACCGATTTGTGCATTCATATCCTTAGCTGAGATTAAGTGCTGTAGTTGAGTAGCCTTAGCTGGTAGTTCATAGTACTCAGCGGTGCTACCATCTGAAGTCTTACGCTTCGCAGCTATGCTGTTGTACAGTGGTTCATCATCAGACAAAAATACAGCATCCTTCTTCTCAATGATGTTACTGAAGCCACCGTGGTCACGTACCCAGTACACATCACTATCTTCTTTATTAAGGTATGCAGCTTTTATTAACTTAAAGGTTTCACCAAGACTGCGGCTGTACCAGTAACTACTATCTGAGCAATTCGTTATTAAGACTTCCATTACTTTTTATCCTTATACTTGTTCTCTAAATACTGTAGAGAGATTGCATGGTTGTCGAAGCTACCATTCTTTACCTCATACAGCATGTGTATACCACGCCAGTGTACGTTACCCTGCGGGGTTAGGTAGCTCTCGTGGTGCTGGTAGCAAGTACCTGAGAACAACCCCGTTACACGGTCACCATTGGGCTTGTAAGCGTATGCAACATCCATAGTCTGTACATGGCCCATGACACAGCTGGTCATCTTCTTACTAAGCAGGGCGCGTGGTGAGCTTACTGGCCTACCCATAACACCTGAAGTAAAGAAATGACTGAATGATACACCCTCTACTTCTACCACCTCTAGGTAAGGGTACACATCCCACTCGCCGTATGGTAGATCACCCATACCAATAACGTCCTCCAGGATTGCATCAGACTCTACTGCTCTGTTGATACGCTCCTCATGGTTACCTAGTGTTAAGATCATACGAGGTTTCCACTGCTTCTTCTTGTTGTTCTTGAGTCGTTTAATCTCCTTGCGTATAGGGGACATCAATAAATCCATGCCCTCCTTAGCTGCTTGTATGTCCTTCAGGTAGCGTCTATTCTCAAAAGACTTCTTACCTTTATCGTAGAAGGACAGGCTTGGCATATCAGCAAAGTCACCGATGTTAACAATTACATCAGGCTTCTTCTCGGCTATGAACTTACCTATATGTTTCAGGTGTTCCATAGGTACATCTTCTTTAACTTGGCAATCAGGTATCACACAAATCTTCATTCTTCAAAACCCCTTCCAAAATTACGCCACTTGTTGTTATGTATCATTTTGGTTATAAAGTAATTAGCTATCCTAGCCGCCCTTAGTTCTTCTGGTGAATCCCCTATTAAGGAAGCCCTAGAATCCCAAGGGTCACTGGGTGATCTTATGTCTTCTCCTCTCATTATATGGCCCCTATGTAAGCAAGTAGTCTATCAACCTCACCAACTGTGAAGTGTGCCAACCCTTCCTTATCGCACCACTGCCCCATTGTTAACTTACTACCTTTACGTACCTTCTTGTTGGGGTCGGACAGTACGAACACTAACTCAAACTGCGTAATCTCATCCCTGATTGCTTTGTACTTCTGCGTGTCCCCTACCCTAAAGAACCCCTTGCACTCAATGATGATACGTTCCTCATACACAAAGTCTGGTTTGTAGTTCTTCTTAATGATATAGGGTAGGCTGTATGGTTCAAATTCAAAGCCATGTCCTGAGAAGTTCTGTGCAAACTTTAGTTCTAAACCGCTTCTAAACTTACCGAACTTATTACCCTTAGGTCTTGGCTTCATTCTTGAACTCCATTGGCATACTACGATTACGTTGTAACATCCACAGTAGCTGGCTGTTCTCTACCGCCCTCTGGAATCCATCGGGGGCAAATGCTTCTTCGTACTTCTCAAGTACCATAGCTTCCCAACCTTCTCTCTTAGTTTCTTCAAGTAGCTTCTTAGCTTTAACCGGGCCAATACCACGTATACCCGTAATATTATCCACCTTGTCTCCAGTGAGCATTTGTTCAAAGAAAAATCTCGTCCCTTCATCTTCAGATACCTCAGTGAATTCTTTTTTAACATAGTTGTAATGAGAACCTGGAACCATTAGTAAATCTTTATCTACTGTAGCAATGCAACTGTCCTCAACCTGTGCTAATGCTAACGCATCGTCTGCTTCAATCTTATCTACAACCTGTGCTTGAAACTTCTTAACCATGTAGTCCCTGATTGCTTGGTAGTGTACAGGCTTGTCTGCCCCCTTACGATTAGCCTTGTAGTCGTCCCGTACTGTATGTCTAAAGTTATCTTTGCCTGTTAGGAATACTGTGTAGGAGGTGGCCCCCGTATCATATAACATACCCTCTATGAATAGTTTACAGCTGTGTAAGGTATGTGACACTGGGTCAGCAGTTACCTCACCAGTTTCTTTATCCTTTGTTTGACTTGCAAACCCAACACGATAAACAATTGGGTCACCATCAAT